ATTCAGCACCCGGCACATTTCAGAGTTTTACATACAAGAAAATCAGTTTGGTATGGTTGATACAGTGTTTCGATCATACAAATCTCCTGTGCGTCAGGTGGTGCAAAGGTTTGGCATAGAGAACGTAACCGACTACATACTTAAAAAACACCAAGATAAACCTGATGAAGAAATAGAAATTTTGCACGTTGTGATCCCTAGAGAAGACAGGGATAAAACAAAAGTCGATAACAAAAACATGCCGTTTGCATCAATCTACATTGATATGCAATCGTCAGCCATGCTTTCTGAAAGTGGTTTCCAAGAGTTCCCGTACATTGTCCCACGATATTTGAAGGCAACTGGTGAGACAATGGGGCGTTCCCCTGCGATGGTTGCGTTGCCTGATGTTAAGATGTTGAACTTGATGTCTAAGACAATCATTCAAGCTGCTCAGAAGCAAATAGATCCTCCTTTGCTTGTTCCTGATGACGGATTTCTTCTCCCAATCCGTACCCAGCCGGGGGGACTGAACTTCTTTAGAAGTGGCAGCAGGGACACGATCACACCGTTGAATACAGGTGCAAACATTCCAATCGGTATAAATATGGAAGAACAGCGCAGAGGGGCTATTAGATCCGCGTTCTTTGTTGACCAGCTTCTTACAGGTGGTGGGCCTAACATGACCGCTACAGAGATCCTGCAAAGGCGAGAAGAGCAACTTAGGGTGATTGGCCCAGCCCTAGACAGGCTCAAGAATGAAATGTTGCGTCCATTGATTGACCGCGTGTTTGCCTTGATGCTACGCGCTGATATGTTGCAAGAAGCACCAGAGATACTCCAAGGGCGTGATGTTGATATTGAATACATCTCACCACTTGCTCGCGCACAAAAGTCAAGCAGCCTCAACAGCACAATGAAGGCACTGGAAATACTGATGCCACTTGCCCAGATGCTTCCTGTTGGAGATCACATAGACCCAGATGGATTGGTCAGGCATGTTACTGAATCTCTTGGCGTTCCTAAGACAACCTTAAAATCTGAAGACGAGGTACAGCAGGCGAGACAAGCGAGGGCTGAAGCAGAGCAACAACAGGCAGAGGCTGCTCAAGAGTCACAGGATGTGCAAGATGTAGCGCAGTTGGCTCAAGCTAGTAGAATGATAAGCAAGTGAACAAAGAAATAGAAAAAACAAAAGAAGATTTAAAAAGATTAGCAGAGAAAAAATTAAAAAAATCAAAAGAAAAAAATTTTATAATAAAAATTAAAGGTATTACATATAAAACATTTGCTTC